AAACAATCCTATTGATAAAAATTTTTCTTATACGGCTGTAGGATTTGGTCGTGGCAGTTAAACTAATGAAAAAGGTAGCAAGTAAATGACAGTCCATGATTTAGTTATTGCAAATGCTTCGGGGGCGGCTGTAAGAACCGATCTTAATGCTGCTCTGGCTGCAATAGGTTCAAACTCTAGTAATTCAAGTGCCGTTACAGGTGCAAATAGTTACCCATATCAATGGCAAGTAAGAACAGATGTTAATAAGTTATATATGCGAGATGCTTCTACAAATACAACTTGGCATGAGGTTGGAGATGTAGGAGTAGCCAATTTAGGATTAGCGAAATTAGCCAGTCCAACCTTTACAGGTGTAGTAGAGATAGCGAATGGAACAAATGGCGCACCATCTATAGCGTTTGATTCAGATACAGATACAGGTTTATATAGATCAGGATCTAATATTTTAGGTCTTTCAGCAGGTGGGACAGCTTCTCATTTATTTAAGTCAGATGGCAGTGAACCACAAGTACCCTTAAAAGCAACAGATGGATCGGCTTCAGCTCCCTCAATTAGTTTTGCTTCTGATACAAATTTAGGATTGTATCGCTCGAATACCGATCATTTATCAATCGCAACTTCAGGCTCCGAAAGAGCATATTTTAATGATCATGGCTTAAATATCAAAGGACAACTTGATTTACGTTTATATGATTCTGATAGTTCTAATTATGCAGCGATTCGAGCGCCTAGTAATATCGGATCAAATTTTACATTAACTCTACCAGCCATTGATGGCTCTCCAGGGGAATTTTTAAAAACAGATGGGTCAGGGAATTTAAGTTGGCAAGCACAGGCAACAGCATCTTTGATTATTAGGGGGGCAATTGCTTTTGACGGTAGTAATGCTTCTGTCTTTAAATCAACCAATTTATCTGTTTCAAGAACGGGAACAGGAACTTACACAATTACAATTGATTCTTCGATTAGAAACGGTACAAGTTATGGAGTAGTAATTGGAAATATTGATGAAAGTGGTTCTCGTTCTGTGAATCAATGGACAACGGGAAGTGGCTCTGATCCCAATAACTCAGGTTTGACAGATAACTTCAGAGTTGCTTTTGTTGAAAGTAGATCAACAAACAGTTTTACTATTAGAGCCTATAGATTTGATAGCTCAGTTGTTTTTCCTTCTTCCGATGATGGGGATAGAGGTTTTAGCTATCGAAGAATTGCAGTCGATCCAGGGTACATTTCCATTGCTTTCTTCTCCTAATGACAACTATTTTCTACAACTACGATAAAAGCACAACCAAGCTTGCAACAGTTATTTCTGATAAAACACCAACAGAACTAATTGAAATGGATGTTATTCCATCAGGTGCCGCATACCTTTCTGTTGATGACATAACAGATAGTATGACGGATGAAGATGAACGAATTAAGTATAATGAAGTCTTGTATTGCAGCTTTGACGATTATACAAATCCAACAAAAATTGTTGTTGATTATGAGGCAATAATGGCTTCTTTAATAGAAGATATTAAGCCTTTAAGAGATTATATAGTCACTACACTTGATTACTTAAAAGTTAAGGCTATTGCAAATAATAAAACATCCGTAGTATCTGAGATAGATGCTGACATTACTGCTTTAAAAGCTTGTTTGACTGTTGACCTATCAAACTATACAAAAGCTGCTGATCTAAAAGATTATGTTCCTGACATTATGGCAATTGATTATAATTTGAAGTACGAAGATAAAATCAATGCTTAAAGAAACCTACGCCACTTCTATTAAAGATAAAATTGAAAAAGTAATAGAACCATATATTCAAGACATAAAACTACAAGCAAAAAGAGTAGGTAGAAGACCTCAAGAGGAATGGAAAGATTATCTTTCAGAAAAAGCTTTAGATTCTGTTGTTAATAAAAAAATTGATATAGCAGAACAGAAAAATTTACATCGGTTTTCAGCCGAAATATCTGGTAAACTCCTGCATTTTTTAAAAGAAATTTACGCTAATAAGTTTATTTATATTTCTGGTCATTTTTATTATCCTCCGACTGGTTTTATGGGATGGCATACAAATTACAAGATGCCAGAAGAGAGGGTTTATATTACATACGCTTCTGAGCAAGGTAAGTCTTTCTTTCGGTATTTAGAAGGAGATAAAGTAATTACTGATTATGACGATAAAGGTTTAACCGTTAGGCGTTTTGCTGTTTCAAGTAAAAGACCTTATTTTTGGCACTGTGCAGGGAGTGATTGTGATCGGTTTAGTTTTGGGTATAGGCTAAAACCTATCGAGTCTTGATATACTAAAGCCAAAGGTAACAAGCTTATGGCAATAGCACCTGGAACGTATGACATGACGATCCAAAGGAGATCGGATCATAGTGTGTCTGTCACCCTAAAAGACTCAGGAGGTAGTGCAATAAATCTTTCAGGATATTCAATAGCAAGTCAGATTTGGGATTCTGGTCGTACATCTAAAGCTGCTGATGCTACTTGTGCAATTACAAGTGCATCAAGTGGAACATGGACTTGGACTCTTACAGATACTCAGACAACTACCTTTACGGCTGACGAATATAAATACGATGTGCTGTTAACAAATCCATCAGGGCTGAAAGAATACTGGATAGAAGGTACTATTTATATGGATGAAGGATACACTGTATGACCACTGTCAACATTACGACCAATAAAAACACTGTAACTGTTGATGAAAACAATAGTTCAGTCATAGAGGTTGCGACTCAAGGACCGCAAGGAGCGACTTTTGGTCTATCCGATACTAATAGAGTTAATAAGTCTATAATTTATTATGATAGTGCTGCTGGAACTTACAAGGCTGACAGCACATGGACAACAAGCACAATCACTGACGGAGGTAACTTCTAGTGGCTAACACTATAAGAATCAAAAGAAGCACTGGAAGTTCAGCACCTACCAGTCTTGAAAACGCAGAATTAGCTTTTTCGGAAGGTAATGAGATCCTCTACTTTGGTAAAGGAACTGGTGGTGCAGGTGGATCGGCAACATCCATCATTCCTGTAGGTGGTAAGGGTAAATATTTTGATAAAGAAACGACCCAGACTGCTAACTTTATTCTTGCTGGCCCTACTTCTGGATCGGCTGCGGCGGCTGCATATAGAGCTTTAGTTGCTGCTGATATTCCTTCAATAGCTCATACGAAGATAAGTGATTTTGATACAGGAGTAAGAGTAAATAGATTAGATCAAATGGCAGCTCCAACGGCTGCTGTTTCTGCTAACAGTCAGAAGATTACAAACCTTGCTGATTGTACTGCTGATAATGATGCAGCAAATAAAGGATATGTAGATGGAGTTGCTCAAGGATTAGATATTAAAGATTCTTGCGTTGTTGTTTCTACTTCAAATTTAACTCTTAGTGGAACTCAGTCTGTAGACGGTGTTTCACTATCTGCTGATGATCGAGTACTTGTTGCAGGACAATCAACAGCGTCTCAAAACGGTATTTACAAAGTAGTTAGTGGTGGAAGTTGGACAAGAGCAGATGATTTAGCTACAGGGGTTGATGCTGCTGGAGTATTTACTTTTATAGAAAAAGGAACAACTAATGCTGAGAATGGTTTTGTCTGTACTTCTGATAAAGGTTCAGCAGTTGTAGGAACAAATAACCTTACATTTGCTCAGTTCTCAGGTGCAGGTCAGATAACAGCAGGCGATGGTCTTCAGAAATCAGGCAATTCAATGTCTGCTGACTTGAAGAGCAATGGTGGTGTTGTTATTGAGTCAGGAGAATTAGCGGTTAAATTGGACGCTAGTTCAATTACTGGAACGCTTGCAATTGGAGATGGAGGGACAGGAGCAACTTCAGCTAGTGCTGCTCGAACTGCTCTTGGTTTGGCTATCGGTACAAACGTTGTTGCTTTTGCGGCTGATTTAAATACTCTTAGTTCTTGTCAGTCAGGTGGTGCGTCAGCTTTAGCAGCTTTAACTTCAACAGAGATTGCAATCCTTGATGGAGCGACTGTAACGACCACCGAATTAAATACATGTTGCGATGGTAATACGTCAGCTACTTCAACAACCTTGGCTGCTGCTGATCGTTTAGTCGTTAATGATGCAGGTACAATGGTTCAGGTCGCTTTATCTGATCTAGTTACATTCCTTGAGAATGGATCTGTTTCTGGTTTTGATATTGATGGTGGAACTTACTAAACCATCTGAGGAATAACTAATGTCTACGACAGTTAAGCTCAAAAGAGGTAGTGGCAGCGATCCATCTGCCTCTGACATGGTGGTAGGTGAACCAGTTATAAGAACGGATACGGCTGAACTGTTTTTCAAAAAAGATGATGGGTCGGTAGCAAAGGTAAGTGGTGGAGGTGGTGGCCCAGATTTTAAATATTTAGCTCTTAGAAATGCTGCTAATGATGGATCGGCTAGTTATCCAGGGAATGATTTTACTCTTGTTACTTCTGGAACAACTACAGCAGTTAGTCCAGCAGCAGCAAATACTTTATTAGTTAGTTATGGCGGTGTAATTCAAAAGCCTAATTCTGGTACGTCAACAAGTGGGATCACTGGTTTTATTGTTGATGGATCTAGGTTTAAGACTGCGACTAATTTAGCGGCGGCTCCTGATTTTATTCTTTATCAAGAGTCAGGCGGTATAGGCGAACCTAGTGATGGAACCGTTACTGAAGCAAAATTAAGTGTAAGTAACAACCCGACTAATGGATATTTCTTATCGGCTCAATCTGGAAATACAGGTGGCTTAACTTGGGCTGCTGTACCTGCTGGAGTAGGTGGTTCGACAGGTGTTGACTTTAACGATTCAGTTAAAGCACGTTTCGGGACATCGAATG